CCAAACGGCATTCAAATTACAGGTGCAACTACTAACACTGGTAGTGGTCTTGTTTCTGCACTTACTGAGGTAGCCAAGAGACTTGATGAAAATGACGTTCCAGATGACGGATCTCGTTTTGCTATTCTTAAACCTGAACAGTACTACAAGCTAGTAGGAGAAGATAACATTGCTATCAACAGAGACTTTGGCGGTGTTGGATCAGTAGCTACTGGTAAAATTCCACAAGTCGCAGGAATCAACATATACAAGTCTAATAACTTGACTGCTGTTCTTGTTGCAGACGCTTCACAAGATCAGGATGATGACAACGCTGTCAACGATCCATTCGGTTCTGGAAACGGATACAACGCAGCACTTAACACTGTAGACTTCCTTGCAGGACATCCGAGTGGTGTGGGAACTGTGAAGCTCTTAGACCTTGCAACTGAATCTGATTACAGCATTCAGCACCAAGGTACATTGATGGTCGCAAAGTACGCTATGGGTCATGGGGTGCTTAGGCCAAGTGCATGTGTTAGGGTTTCTTAATTAACATAAGCAAATAACTCACAGAAAGTTTGGGTGGGGGATTATTAACTTAGTCCCCTGCCCTTCTTTCCTTATAATTTTTATTACAACAACAACAAAAAATTTTATGGCTCTATCAACGCAACTACAAGCTGTTAATACTATGCTAGGATATATAGGAGAAGCTCCTGTAAATAGTATAAGTAACACAGCAGAACTCCCTGTTTCGGCAGCAAACGCTGTAAGCATCCTAGATGAAACTTCCAAAGAAGTACAAAGCAGTGGATGGCACTTTAACACAGAGAGGGACATTTCGTTGATAGGCAACGCAGCAAACGGAAAGATAACTCTTGATGCTGACATTCTTCAAGTTGACCACGAAGGCACTGATGACATTGACTTAGTACAACGAGGTAGTTCTCTCTTTGATCGCAAGAATAACACTGATGTCTTCAACGAAGAAATAAAAGTGACTGTTGTTAAAGAACTTCCTTGGGACAGTCTACCAGAGCAAGCCAGGAGATACATTACTCTTAGGGCTGCAAGATCGCTCCAATCTCGTCTTGTTGGATCTAGGGAGCTAGAAGCTCTTATACTTCGTGATGAGTTTGCAGCAAAAGCAAACCTAGAAACATCTGATAATAGAAACGCAGATAGAACAATTTTTGACAACTATGATACTTACACAAGAGTAGGTATAAATAGAACATCCTCTTTATTTTAATATACATGGCTCTTATAAATACTTCGCTTCCTAACCTTATCCAAGGAGTTAGTCAGCAGCCTGACACACTTCGTTTTGACGGACAATGCGATGAGCAAATAAACGCTTTGTCATCTGTCACTGATGGACTGAAGAAAAGACCCAACGCAAGGTTTATAAAACAGCTTGAATCTACAGCACTAGCTGATGGGGCTTTTGTTCATTTTATTAATAGAGATAAGCAGGAGAGGTATGTTCTTATAATAAACAACAACACTCTTAAAGTTTACAATATATTTACAGGAGCTACAGTTGATTCTGAAACAATAAATTCTGGAGACTATCTACATATAGCTGACACCACCAAGCCAAGAGATATATTCAAAGCACTCACTGTAAACGATAATACTTTTATTCTCAACACAACTAAGAAAGTTGGAAGAGTAGCAGGATCTAAAAGCAACGCTTTTAATCACCAAGATAATAACAAAGCTCTAGTGTTTGTTAAGCAAGGAGATTTTCACACTGACTACAGTATAGAAATAGATTTTAAAGATACTAACAATGTAGATAAAACAGTTAAAGCTACATATTCAACTGGAGAAGCTGAAAATACAGGAAAAGGAGTTAACGCAAGAGCAGGTTTTATAGCTTTTGAACTTCAAAGAGTTTTACAAGAGGCGGTAAACGAAGTAGGAAGTTCGACCAATGGGTTCACAATATCTACTATAAATAGATATACTTTTGTTGAAAATCCCTCTGGAGGTGCAACAACAGATGGAGAAGTCTATGATAGACCTTCAACTTTGGGAAGTGGTTTTGGTTATGGTTATCCTGCTTTTTCTATTTCAAGAACGGATGGTAAAGAATTTAAGATAAGAGTTTCAGATAGTAAAGGAGGAACAGCACTTGGATTGGCTTACAAAGAAGTTGATTCAATATCTGATCTACCTAAGTCTGCTCCTAATAATTTTAAAATAAAGGTAAGAGGATCTGTTGAAGACAACGAAGATGATTATTATGTTAAATTTCAAACTAACGATGGTAATACAGATTTTAGTGATGGGGGATACATTGAAGACGTAGGTTTTGACGAGTTCATACAACTAGATGGAGATACACTTCCATTTAAACTTGTAAACACAGCACCAAACACTTTTACATTTGGAGCTTGTACTTGGACAACTAAGCAAGTTGGAGATAATGATACAAACCCCTTCCCTTCCTTCTTTAACTTAGACGCAAACAGTAATCCAGACAGATCTATTTCAAACATATTCTTCTACAAGAACAGGCTAGGCTTTTTGTCAGAAGGGAGTGTTATCCTTTCGGAGTCAGGAGAATATTTTAACTTCTTTAGAACTACAGTAAGATCACTTCTGGACTCCGATCCTATAGACGTAAACGTAGCAAGTACAAAGGTAACAAAACTAAAGTCAGCCGTTGGCTTCCAAGAGAACTTAATATTGTTTGGAGAACGTGGACAGTTTGTTCTTCGTGGTGGTGAACTGTTAACACCTAAGACAGTATCGATAACTCCTATAACCAACTTCGAGACTGACACTAGTACAACACCTCTTGAGCTAGGAAGCTACATCTACTTTCCATTTACCAGGGGAAGTTTCTCAGGCATGAGGGAGTTCACAGTTAACGCAAATGTAGACACTTATGACTCTGTAGAGATCACTTCCCATGTACCCCAATACATCCCTGCAAACATTATTGACGTAGCAGGATCTACTTCTGAAAATACTATATGTGTTCTTAGCAGTACAGATACAAATTCAATTTATATTTACAAATACTATTGGGAGGGTAATCAAAAGGTATTAGCTAGTTGGAGTAAGTTTAGCTTTGCATTTACTATCTTAGGTTTTGAGTTCATTGATAGTGACTTGTTTATTGTAGCAACAAAGAACGGAGCTACTCAGTTACTCAAGATGCCTATGGAAGAAAAACTTATAGACACTGGAGCAAGTTTTAACACATACCTCGACATGCGAGTTGAGGGAGTTGTCAACTCTTCTGGAGTAGTTGTAGTTGACAGTGTTGCTAACCTTCCGTACACACCAGAAAACACAGACACAGTACAAGTTTACACAAGAGAGTCTGGGAGTACGAAGGCAGGAGCATTACTTACAAGCACAGTAAACGGCAATGTAGTTACTGTTGACGCATCCCATAACACTACACCTGTTTGGGTAGGTATAAAATATACGATGAGTTATACCTTTAGTGAGCAGTTGTTCAAGCAAAGAACTAATCAAAGAACAAGCCCATCAGGATATCAAAGACACTTCCTAAAAGGAGGTACTTTGTTCTTTGATGATACTAGCTCATTTAAAGTTGAGGTAACTCCAAAAGCTAGACAAACATACACTAATGTATTTTCTAGCCATATAGTTGGAAGTACAGTAGTTGGGACACTTCCCATCGAGTCTGGTTCCTTTTCGTTTCCTATAATGTCTTCTGCAAAAGACACAGAGATAAAACTAATAAACGAAACAGGACTTCCAAGTAACTTCCAATCGGCAGAATTTGAATCCTTTATCCACTCAAGAAGTAGGCGTGTTTGATAGAGTTATAGCTCGGTATGATAAGATAGATGTGATAGATGCACATCCAGACCATGCTGACTACCTGGCAGACAAGCTTAGAGAAATAGATGTCATTGAGTGCATGGCTTTCGGAAAGAAACCAAAGGAAGCCTTGATGTCTGCCTTTGACTACGACATGGCAACTATGACTGTTGTAGATAAAGCTAACAAACCTCTTGCCATGTTTGGTGTAGGTGAAAATGACGAGATGCCTTACATGTGGATGCTTGGTACAAAAGAATTTCCGAAGGTGGCCAGAAGAGATCTAATTAAACACTCAAAGACATGGGTAAGAGAACTTCTTAAAATCACAGGTGGATCAGCAGGTAATGTTGTTCACTGTTATAATCGACCTGCTGTTCGTTGGCTCGAATGGCTAGGTGCAAACTTTACTCAACAACTAACAATCAAAGGCGAACCCTTTTATCAATTTATTTTAATTAACCACGAAGTAGTAGACGAATTTTATGTGTAGTCCATTAATAGTATCCTCAATGGTAGGAGCAGCTAGTACTATCTCTTCAATACAAGGACAGAGACAGCAAGCTCAAGCTCAAGCAGAATCTCAAAGACTTGCATCAATGCAGGAAAGACAAAGATATCTTGCAGAAGTCTCAGCAATGAGAACTCAGCAGCAACAAGAAGCAATAGCAAGAGCGCAGCAAAAAGAAAGTTCAGCAAGAAGAGCCATCGAGGCGAGAGCTACTGCAACTGTTTCAGCAGGAGAAGCAGGAGTAAGTGGTCTTAGTGTAAACTCATTACTTAGTGACATAGCTAGAAGACAAGCAGAGTTTGAGTTTTCAGTAGATCAGCAAGCATCTTTAACAGATATAAATAGACAACTAGCATTACAAGAAGCAGGAATTGGATTTAATAGAAACATGCTTCGTATCAACCAACCAATAGAACAACCTGACTATCTTGGATCTTTGGTTCAAGGAACACAAATAGGGTTGAGTAACTATGGAGTAATGTACAACGCAGGACTTGTAAAACCTAAAACTTCATCAACAGGCTAAAATTTTATGGCACAGAAACCACGATCACAAGTAAACTACCAACCAGGACAACTATCTGCAATACCCTCTATACAACCTGTAGGGGGAACTAACCAAGCTGTAGTTCAAGGTATTCCAAAAGATAATAACTATTTAAAACTCTCTAGATCTCTTGCTCAGTTTAGTAACCTTCTTGGACAAGTTAGTAACATAAACCAAATGCGAGGTAAGGACTTTGCTCAAGGGTTAAGTACAGAAGATCTTGACGATATAATTACAGGTAAAGTTCCAGACCCAGATGGAGGGCCATTAGGAGCTTTAGGATTTCAAAAAGCATTTCAACAGGTAGCAACAAAAAGATGGTACGATACAGTTGGAGTAAAAAAGTATGCTGACCTAGAGAACAGTATAGACTCAAAGTTGGATGACTACATAAAAAATGGTTATGACATAAATAAAGCAAAAGAGTTAGTGCAAGAAGAAGTAGGTGCTTTGTCTATGGAAATACAGCAGTACTTTGCAGACAGTCCTTTTGGTAATCAGGTAAGTAACTTATTAGGAGGAGAACTTTCTTCAAGAGTTGTTGCAGGAGCTTTAAAAGGTTACGAGAAAAAACAAAAGGCATACCTAAATGGTGTGTTTGAAGAAGAAGTAAGAACAGACTTTGCTTCAGTGGCTTTAGGAAAATCAGATGAAAGTACACAAGGATTTTTTAAACGCATAGAAAAAGATTTTAAATCAAAAGGTTATGCTCCAAGAGAAATAACTAATTTCTACAACAACCTTTTAAAAGATGGCCTTGACTTGGCTTTAGCAACAAACCCTGATAGAGCAGCTATTCTTATTAACGATGCTGAAAATTTAACTATTGGGAAAAGACCTACCTTTGGAGGAATGGACGCAAAGCTACTTTTAAGTAGATTTAAAACTACTTTGGATAAACTAGATTCCGAAAGCTCAACGCTAAAAAGTCAGACAATATCAGCAGCATCAAGTCAATTTGTAGGAGGCTCAGTGGAAACTTTAAAACAAATAAAACTTTCACAAGATAACAACCAAAGTCCACTTGATAATCAAGCAGCTAGACAAGCTTTAATACTGACTTTAAATCCTTTGAAACTAACAGGAGTTAATCAGGAACCTCTTAGTAAAGTGGCAATTACTAATATTGTTGAAGAAATACTTGGATCAGCCAACCCCCAGACACGACTATCTGAAATTTTACTTGAGCTTGCATCAGGAGAGTTTACATCTAATTTTTCAAGAGAAGTAATAACAAGATCTCTTGACGATGTTCTTAGAGAAACCAGTAATATAAACCTTAGTCCTTCTTCTAAATTTACAGGAGCCACGAAAGCTCAAAAAGATCAAGCACTTTTAAAATTGCCAGGATACTTTGAAGAAAGACCCAAAGCAACTCCAGAATTATTTATGAGGGAAGTTGGGATCACAGGAGTTGCTCCTTTTACTGAAGTAGAGGAAGCTTTCAAAGAAGCAAGAAAGTTTGACTCTATTCTTCCTACAGATGAAGATATTGTAAGATCTTTGTATATTGAACTTTCTGATCTTTCTACAAAATACGCTAAAACTTTGGGAGATAGTACCTTAGTAAAAGCAACTGGAATCACAGCAAGATCTAAAGAACAACTTAACAACATAAAACAACTTCTTATTGAATACGGGAAAAGTGAAATTGCTCCGAAAGGTGTAATACCACAACAAGGTTCAAAAACCCAGATAAATCAAAAGTTCCAAGAAATCATCAAAGAAGAGAAGGAAGATTACCAAAGACTTCTTGAAGCGATGTCAGTTAGAAAAAAAGAAAGCTTTCAACTTTTCAAAGAGTTACCCATAGATAAAAGAAATGTACAGTTTAACTTTACTGACAATAATAATGAAACAAGTTTCTATGACGATGGGGAAGAGGGTAGTGTTTATGGATTATTTAATCTTGAGGCAAATGAAGAACTTGCTCCATACAAAACTTTAAACCTTAAAATTGCTAAAAAGGTTCGTGATGATAAAAAAGTCGCAACTCAACTAAGAGATGAAATAGATTCAGACATTATACTTGCTAGAAGTAAAAGAGATTCAAAGGCTTTAAGCACTCTCTTAACTTTCTATGGTCTTAATGGATTGGACATAGAAACCATCAGCGACGATTTTAAAATAGCAAACGTATGGTGGGACGAAGTTAGAATATTTAATGACTTTGGTTCTCTTCTTGAGAGTTACGAAGACTTTTCAAAAGTTATTGTAAAAGCAACAAAGGACGAAAACCTAACTGAAACGGAAGCAAAAGTTTTAGACGTAGTAACCAGACTCGGTCTTTATGAAGAATCACTTGAAGGAGAACCTGCTTTTGCACTTGAACAATTTTTAAAAGTACAAAGACAATTTTTAGAAGAATAAATAATGCCAAGGACTATAGAAGAAATTGAAGCCGAAGCTAACGAGCAACGACAGTTATCGTTTCAACAAAAGAAACAACAGTTTCCAACAGTAGACCCAGAAGTACTGGAGATACTTGAACAAATTGATCAAGAAGAAAAAGAAGGAAGTGCTTTCTTAGGTACTGTCGGGGGACTTGGCGTTGAGTTAGGAGGAGGTTTAGCTTCTACTGCCTATCTCAATAAACTTCATAAAAGCGGTAAGTTGTTAAACTTTTTAACCAAAGCAAAATACTTTAGTCTTGGAGGGTTTGCAGGGCCACAGGCAATAGAACCAGTATCTACTATTACAGGTGGACTTACTTTTATTGGAAGTTCTGCTGCTCTCTGGGGTTTTAGTAATTTCATGGGACAAAAAGTAAGAGAAGCTTATGGTTTACAGGAAGGCGTTTCTTACGGAGAACTTCTAACTACAGGAGTGTTTGGAGCTTTGACTGGCCCTTCTAGTTCAACTGTAAACTTACTATCAACTATAGGTAAAAAGGGAACAGAGAAACAAGTCTTAAAAGCAACAGGGCAAAGCTTGACAGAACTTGGTGTATATAAAAAAGGAGGAACTGTACTTTTAAACGGAGCTAAAACTTTTATAGGAGGAGCTTCATTTGCTGTTGCGGAAACTGCTGTAAGACAGGAGCTACAGATAGCAATGAATGAAAGAGATAAAAGAGATACTTATGAATATCTTTTTGCAGCAGGTATTGGAGGAAGTTTAAATAGCATCTTATCAGTTTGGGGAAGAACAGGCAAATGGGGTAGAAACGAACAAATAAGAATAACTGACAAAGCTAAAGACAGTGTAAAGGAAAGACTTGATGATTTAAAGTCTCAACTAAAGGAGCAACAAGATAGTGGTGGTTCTGGTTTCTTTTACAATAGAAAAGTTAAAAACCTTAGTAGAGAAATTAAAGAGACAGAAGATGCCTTTAAACTTTTAGATAGTGCATCAAAACAATTTAAAGAAGTTGACGAAGTAACAACTAAAATTGAAACAGGTAAAACCAAGCAAAGTTTCAATGATGAAGTCAAAACTCCTATAGCAGATAAAGTTCCAGAAGATGTGGGAGATGACACTTCGATGATCCTCGATGACGTAAATGAATTAATTAAAGAGTCAGAAGAAATTGATATCAAAAAAGTCAAAGACAGAGAAGCAGGTCAAGAGACTGACATACAAATTACACAGCCAGAATTAGTAGGCAAAGCGAACAATCTAAACGAAGAGTTAAAAGAAGAAATAAGTAACGAGATAGCAAGAATACTTAGTAAAGAAAAACAAGGAGTAGATGTAACAAACAACTACAAACGTCTAAAAGTATTTGTTGAAAACCAAAAAACTTTACAACAGGAAGTACTCGATACTCCTAACATGGTTGCAGGAAGAAACATGTTAGCAGACCAAGCACGAAGAGGATTATTTCTAGGAAGGTTTAGAAATAAATCACAATCTAAAGAACTAAGAGATCAGGCTTTTGATGATTTAACTAAGTCAATAGACAACAAAATAAGTAAGCTTAAAGGTGTAGATGAAGATGTTACTTCTTTAAGAGGTGTACTTAAAAAGCTAGATCAGGACTTAGATCAGATAAAGAAAGTCAACGCTTCTGTAGGTAAAACAAGAAAACTAGCAAGAACACCTACTGTAAGACCAATAGCACAAAAAGATTCAGAAAAGGCTATTATAAAACTAGAGGAACAACTAGAAAAACTTAGAGCAGGTGAAGTTGACCTGAGTAAAGAAACAAGAAAAGTAAAGAAGGATAAAGCCCAAAAAGAAGCTGTTCTTAAAAAGAAAATAAACTTTTACAAACAAGCCCAAAAAGAACTAAGGCAAGTTGATGTACTTGAAAAAGAACTCGACGATCTTCTTAAAATGTCTCCAAAAGACTTTGCTAAACTAACAGCAAAAGAAAAGAAAAATAAAGATTTACTAAAAAAGAATCAGGTTGAATCCAAAGTAAAAAAGATACAGACAAAAATAAATACAGCAAAAAGAAACCTTAGAAAAATATATAAGGGAATGGAAGACCGAAAGGCTAAAGATATCGATGCTGAATTTTATAACAGTCTAGAAAAATATTTTTATCAGTCGATTGAAAACAGTTTTGGTTTCAAGTTTAGAAGAGGACTTAATACAGTCACAACAATGCGACAAGCTTCTTTGATAGATCAGGTGAGTTCCGTTGTAGCAGGAATACCCTCTGGAGCGTATGGATTAACAAAGACTTTTGTAAGAGCGCATACAAACATTGTCTCTAATTTATGGCAAAAAAAAGGTATAGGATTAACAGGCAAATTATATCTCGGAAATATTTCTTCTACCTTTCAGATGTTTTCTGGACTACCAGAGGCACTTAAAGCAGGCTATCTATCAGCCAAAAGACTTCAATCGGTAACAGATCCAGGAAAAGACTCTAAGTTTATTGATAGTGACTCAAAGTTCTCGATGGAGAAAGGAATTTCTAGGACTATCAAACAACAAAGAGTATCGGCAGAAAGAAGAGCAAAGGCACAGGAAAATCTGTTGAAGTTTGTAGATAAACATTTTGTTCTTGGAAGCATCTGGAATGTTATGAGCTTGGGACTAAGAGGCATCATAGGAGTTGATGAAGTCTTTAGAAGACAACTTACAAAAGTTAGAGTTGCTTCAAAAGCAAGAACTCAGGCCATTTTAGAAAATAGTAGCGATCCTAAAGTATCTATAAAAGACAGAGAAAAAGAAATACTTGATACTGTATGGAAGAAGAACGGAGATGGTATAAACGTCATACAGGAGACAGAGGAGATGCTTACTGAAATAAACTTTGCAAGAGAAGAAATGTTTTATTCAGCTTCTAAAGACAATGTTGATGATGTACATATTGCTTTAGTAAATCGTGCTTTGGAATCTTTTAGAAAAGGTCTAGGAAACAACCCAGAAACTAACTTTGTTGTAAGAGCACTTTTTCCTTTTATGGATGTAGTTGTTAGAGGGGTATACAGAGGAGCAAGACTGACTGCACTTGGTACAGGACTTCCTGCACTTGTAAGGGGAAAGTATTTAAACCCGTATGCAAGAAGAATTAATAAACTTAAAAGTAATTTAAAAGACCTAGAAAAACAAAAGAAAGATTTTATCCCACAAGACAATCCTAATAAAACAAAACAACAATATTTGGAAGAGATTGCAGACGAAGAAGCAGAAATATTAGAAAGAATTGAAAGACTTAGAACTAGAAGAACAGAATATAATGAAGAACTATTAGCTGACTCAGTAATTGGAACTTCGTTAATGGCAATGGGAGCCAGTGGAGCTTTGTTAGAAGACAAAGATGGAAACCCTTTATTTACTGGAGGTTTAGGATATCTTACACCTTCACAAAGAGACACGTTCAAAAAGAGAGGCATAAACTCTTACAGAGCAGCAGGTGTACCTTATCAAGCAATGATTCCGTTCAGCTTACCTGCTGCATTTGCTGCTGACATTAGTTATTGGTTTAAACTTAAAGAGAAAAGATTACTAAACAGCGAACAAGATTTTCCTGCTGTTATGATATCTTCTATAAGAACCTTTGTAAACGAACTGCCATTTAACCAAGGAATAAAACAGCTTTCTGATTTGATACCACAAAAACTTGATAAAAGTACTGAAGGTTCTTTTAAAAGAGCGTCTGCCGATCTTATAGCTTCCTACTCAATGGTTCCTGCACAAGCTAAAAAGATTACTAAAATATTTACAGGAGAACAAAAAGTTGCTGATCTAAAAGGAGGAACCTTTTATGATAGATTTTTATATAGTGCTTTTGGTGTATTTCCACAAAACAATAAAGTAAATATTTTTGGTAAAGATTTAATATCTAGTCAGAATCCCTTACAAAGTACTTTTAGATTTACACCTGATACACCTGCAATAATTACTACTTTTGATACAGTAGCAGCAGCAGATGTTTTAAATATTCTTCCAAATGAAATCAAAGATACTCTTACTTATGACATTAAAATGAAAGACTTCAGAAATGAAGAAGGAAGAACATTATACTATGAGTTTGCTCAAAGACTAAAAGAAACAAACATAGAAAGAGATGTAAATGATCTGATAAACTCTAGAAATTGGTTAAGGAAATTTGGAGGAGAAGAAAGAGGTGGAAGCACTGTTATGGGAGAAAGAGGAAAGGAAACAAACGAAGCTCTACACGAACTTGAAGCTTTAATAAGAATGTATTGGGATGTTGTTACGGAAGAGATTGTAAACGAGAACAAAGATTACTTGAGTTCTTTTATAAATGAAAACGAAGAAAGCTTACTGGAAGTACTTAGGACTCAACAAGAATCAATATCGTTAGGAGATGAAATAATAAGAGAGGTAACACCTTTAAAATTAAAAATTAAATAAAATTATAAAAACAAACAATCAAAATTTATGGCCAACTCATACATTGAATATACAACAGGAGGATCAAGTATTAACGAACTACAACAAGCTGTTTTTAGCTACAGTCCAATAGAAGTTATAAGTGCAAACGA